TATTCCGGCACATCGTGCACAGATTAGTGGATTCTATAACTCAGAAGATTATGACGACTTTCATTATTCCGACACTGTTAAGTGGAAAGATAGGTTAGTTTGGATTATCGATGGGGCAACGACGCTATTCGAATCACAATATGCCAATCCCATTCAGAATTTCTTATCTAAAAGTGTATCTTGGTACGCTGGAGGAAAGGAGCCTGAAGAGATAAGGAGTAGGATGTCTTTGTTGAGTAAGTCTGGAATTACGTGGATATCTTTGGATTATTCAGGGTATGATCAGACTGTTCCTGCAAGAGTCATTCATGATGTTTTCACTGATGTGATACGCCCTATGTTTGATGAATGTTATTGGAACGAGTTAAAATTTATAGAATATAACTTTATTCACACTAAGATGTTACTTCCAAGGAATACGTATGTTGTGAAGCATAGAGGCATTCCCAGTGGCTCAATGTTTACTCAAATTATTGGTAGTTTGTGCAATGCGCTTATCGGCTTAACGTATTTATGCAGCAAATACGATGCTAGTGAGCGAGAGACAATCGACTACGTGATTCGCCAGATTACACATCCATCACATTCGAAACCTATGTTATCTGTTATGGGAGACGATAACATTTGGGGTCTTACAAGACCCGTGGATATTGCGGATTGGGCATCATATGTTGATAAAATCTTTAACATGAAGATACATGCAGATAAGTGCGCAACATCATCAACCATGAAGTATCCTGAGTATCTCAAGAGGATCTATACTCCGAGAGGTGAGAAAATGAACCTGTTATATTTAATCCTGAATACATGCTCTCCAGAACGTGGACCAAGGAGTTATGATGGGTATTCAGAGTGGCACATATTGTATGGATTGTTCTATACTTATCGTGGTACATTCAATAATCCAATTAGAGTAGAAGAGTTTTTAATCAGAAAGATGTCCGAGTATGGAGAACTAGAGGCGCTGAAGGCTCTACCTACGCATGAACTTCCTGGTGTTCTGCGAGGTTTCAGTAATAAGTCTCGGGATAATTTATTCCGAAGAGCGAAAGCTGTGGAGAGATACCTTACTTTACCTAAGGTCTCCTAAAATTTGATACCGTC